TAGCCGCTGCTGTGGTTGTACGTGCCGCCGTAGAAGTTGTTCTCGTTGCAGTACCCCGGCGAGGCCGCGTTCAGGTGCAGGTTGCGCTTGTTGTCATGGATGAACCCGAGGTGGATCTCGTTGTACGAGAACCCGCCGTTGGCCTGATCGCCGTAGCAGTAGACGCCATCCTCGAAGTTCCGGCACCACCGCACATCGACGTAGGACGCCACGAGGTTGCGCAGCTGCACGCCCGTGGAGAGGTTGCTCGTGTCCACCGAGGTGCGCTCGACCTTAATGCCCGTGACCGTCAGGCTGAACGTGTTGGCCGAGGTGCTGCCGATGCGGATCGCGGGGTTGTTCGACACGCTGGAGCGGATCAGGCCGAAGCACCGGATCGTGCTGTAGTTCGGCAGATCGAACGTCAGGGTTGCATTGACGAGATACGTGCCCGCGTCGATGATGAGTTCAGGCGAGGTCAGCGTCTTGGCGTAGGTGATCGCCGCCTGGATGCCAGCGGTGCTGTCGGTGGCGCCGGTGGGATCGACGCCAGTGAAGTCGAGGATGCTGACGCGCTGGCGCATCTTCTCTTGTGCCGTAGACACCTTGGCACTGGCCCCGGCTTGTTGAAAGCCGATGAGCGCCGAACCGCCGGCCGCAGCCAGTTGCGCGCTCAAGTCAGAGAAGTCATTGACGCCGCTGATGTCGTCCTTCGTCCAAATGGTCACGCCTGCCGAGGTGCGCAACTCAAACTTGTACACCTGCCCCTCGGTCAACCACACCTGATTGGCGATGCGTCCCGCACTGTCCAGCACGACGGGGTTCGCGTTGGCGACGTTGCCCGCCGATGTCGTGTAGGTGGCCTGCGGCGTGGTCGTGCCGGCAGCATAGGTGTAAAGCAGCCCACCGGCCAGCGGGATGCCGTTGTTGTCAAAGAACTGCCAGCCGGCACCGCCGAGAGGTGAGAGATACACGGCCATCACTGGACTCCTTGGATGTTGTTGCTCACGGTGAGGATGATGCTCGGGATGCCGGGATGCGGCGCGACGGCACCGGAGGCCAGCAGCTGCACGCCGAGGTTGCTCACCGAGAACATGAGTTCAACGTAGTCGTTGGCCTTGAGGTTGAAGAAGTAGTTCAGCGCGACGAACACCTCGGCATTGTTGCCTTGCGTTCGCAACTGGCTTGCCGAGTTCGTCACATCGACCCCGTTGAGCCTGAACCAGAGGTAGAACTCTTCGGCCGTCGCCACCGTGCTGTCGAGTTGGATCGAGGTCTGGAAGTTGTAGACGCCCTCGGTGTCCACAATGACCTGCGAGGTCGTCGTGCCAATGCGCACGCCGCTGCTCAGGTCGGTCGTGTTGAACGTGATCGCCGTGGCCGTGTTGATGACGGTCGCCGTCTGCGTCGTGGTGTCGTAGAACGACCCGTAGCGCGCCCGCTTGAACTCGCGCGGCGGCGGTGCTACGGCCAAACCCTGCACCATCGTTCGCAAAGCGGCAAGCTCTTCTCTGGTTGATGACAGTTCAGCGCTGAGTTGCGCGTCTTGGGCTGCGTTGCCCGCCTCGGCCCGCAGCAGCGCCGCGAGTTGCGCCTCCTGCGCCGCCTTGGTAATCTCGCCTGAGGTATCGCTGGCCTGCGGCGCCTTGGCCCAATCGTCTATCTGCTGCTCCGTCCTGAATAGCCCCAGAAAGAACATGTACCACTCGCGCGAGATCAACCCAGACCGTTCATCGAAGAACGGCACCCGCGGCGGGGTGATAGGGGTGGGAGTGGCGCTAGGGGTGGTCATCACGCATCCGTGGGGCTGATGAGAAGTTCAGCACCCATGATAGCGATCTTCACGGGGTCCGTACCACTAACCTCGTACACGCGGTCGCGCAGTTTGACGGTCATGCCGAGACGGCGCCAGATGGTGCGGTAGCCGTACTCGCCGATGCGGCCCATTGACCGCCAGTGCTCGTTGGACCATGTGTGGCCGCCGTCGTCGCTCCAGCGCAGCATTGCTTGCGGGTTAACACCCTGCACAGTTGCGGTGGATATGATCAGTTTGTCACCGTCCTCTGCGACAAGAAAGTCGTCGTTCTCGGTGAGCAGGTAGCCAAACACGTCAAACGGGTCAACCCCGTTTAAACCAACGCCTGTTTCCGCATCGAGTTGCAGACTATGGTGCGCGGTGCGCTTGAGGTTGTTCTGCCCCGGCGGCAACGCTCGCCAAGAGCGCAGCCACTTCTGCACCGCGCCGTCATCAGCGTACACGTCCAGATCAAAGGCGTAGATTTTACCGTTGGCGTAGTCGCCCACCAGCACCTCGCTGTTGAACGCAGCCTGGCAGTTGCTGCGATGGCGAGTGAACTGGTCGTTGGTCCAGCCCGCGCGCTCGTGCCACGCCTGCGTGGCTGCATCAAACACCCAAGTGGCGTTGGCGCTGGGGAACGTCAGGACGTAGAACGAGTGGCCGTCTTGCTGGTAGGTGTAGGCGATGGCATCGGAGATGTCGCCGTAGCCTTGGATGGCAAACTCGACTGCGTGCGTGCTGATGCGCTGACCGTTGTAGCCGTTGGCGCGGTAGACAATGCCTCGGCCACGGGCGTCGGCGCCAAGCCAGAAGACGGTGTTGTCGAGTTTGGCGACCGAGTACGCCGCAGCGCAGCCAATCTCATTGAATGCCCCTTGGATGCGTTGCAGCGGGAAGTCAGGTCCACCCGTGTTGTACCAAACCTCGACGCTGTTGGTGCCGAGCACCCACACTTCGCGGTGGTCTACGATGAGGCTCACCACGCCATCGGGCGAGCCCTCGGCGCTGGCAAAGTCAAGGGGATCGACACTGGTCCCGTCGAGCAGTTCAGTGACCCAGATGCGTTGGCTGTTGGGTTCATTGAAGACGAAGTATTGGTCGAGAAAGCCGACCGTCACAGCGCCAGGGAAGTCCGGGTCGCTGATCTGTTGGAAGACGCCGGTGGACGTGTTGTAAATGTAGCTCGGCCCGTTGGCGGCCACGAACAACTGCGTGCCGTTGTCGCTCATGCTGACCGGCTCCGTGCCGATCACGGTGCCGATGAGTGTCGCTGCATACGTCGAGGTGAGTTTGTACAGGCTCGTTCCGCTGACAACGTACAGGTTACCGCCCAGCGACCACATGCCTCGGATGGGGCCGGTGCCAACCGTTGCGACCAGTCGCAGCCCCGGGCAGCGTTGCAGGTACGCCGCTTCCTTACCCTCAATCAGCGCCTCGGGGTAAAGGTTGACGAGCCGCGCCGCCGCAGCGTTGGGGCTGCGAACAACGTAGGACTGACCGAGGATCGGAGTCTTCATGCTATACTCCGTTCACCTTGAAAGGAGTAGGCAGATGGAAACGTGGAAGCCGGTGCTTGGGTTTGAACAACTGTACGAGGTGAGCGATCACGGCAACGTGCGCCGGATTGCGCGGGGCAAGACGTTGGACGGCGACAGAGTGGCCGAGGCCAAGCGCATGTTTGAGCAAGGCGCGCTGCTGCGAGAGGTTGCCGAGTTCTTGGGCACCAGCTTGGCTACCGCCAGCAACATTAAGCGCGGTAAAACGTGGGCCGGCAACACGGCAAGTCGATCCGTGAAGGTGCGAAATCTCAAAGGGTACATGATTGCGTCGCTGTGCCACAACGGAGCGTATGTGCGCCGCAGCGTACACAGACTGATGTGGGAAGCGTTCAATGGCCCGATTCCAGGCCGACTTGAGATCAACCACAAAGACCTTGACCGCGCCAACAATCGACTGGAAAACCTGGAACTTGTCACACATCAGCAAAACGCGCAGCACTTCATTGACGCGTACAAGCGCCGAGGGTTGTTGCGCGCGGTCAAAGGCCATAAAGGCTTCATTGCCGGCAAACATAGCCAATACGACAACAGTTAAACATACTTAGTATGATCCGGCGTACACGTTGAACCTCTGCCGCGTGGCCACCAGCGAGTACGGCATCGACATCACGTCGTCCGGGTTGTTGATGCGCTTCAGATTGCGCTTGCTGGTCATAGCGATGCGGCGCACTTGGGGCGGCGGCTCGACGCCGAACTCGTTGGCGATCTCGCAGGCCAAGTTGTACTTGAACGCGCGCAGGTAGCCGGGCGGGAAGGCCAGCGTGGTCGCCAGCGTCGCCGCGTTGGACAGCTCTTCGACTGAGATGAAGTGCCACTCCACCTCCCGGGTGGCCACCGGGTAGATGTACATCTCAATGTTCGGGTACGTCATGTTGACCCAGATCACCTGCGGGTACGTCGAGGTCACGGTCTTGACCGCGATGCCGTCGTACTGCTGCTGGTTGATGATCTTGATGCCGAAACTGACGTTCGTGCCCGGGTCGCGGAAGTACGTCGCGTCGTCGAGCAGGATGGGTCGATTACCCACGAAGTCGCCGGTGGGGCCAAGCGTGCGGCTGATGGTGCTGGCGGGCCACAGAAACGTCTGGTCCTGCGTGGAGAACACCGACAGCCGCTCGGTGTTCCACGAGTCGATCATCTGGTTCATTGCCGCCAACGCATCTTGCGACGTAGCCGCAGACGGCACTTCGCTTTCTGCCAGTTGGCCGATCAGGCGAAGTGCTCCGTTGATCTGGTCGCCAGCGGTGGCAGTCGCCATATCAGACTCCGGTGGGTTCTACGTTCTTGCGTGGCCGCCCGCGACGGGGCAACTCGTTGACAACGGGCTCAGGCGCAGGCGG